AGGTGGACCCACGTTGTATGGGTCAGCTCTACACTAAGTGTCGCCGTTCTGGATACACTAATATCTGCTCTTCAGTCCTCGTCGATGAGGCTACGCAGATTAAGGATAAACTTCTCGGCATCCAGTCGAAGACGGGGAAAGACGCACAAGAAAACATCTTCATGAAAAAGGTGGTGCAGATGTTTAGGCACTACCCTTTCTTTTTCAAACCCATACAAGACGGAACGACGAACCCTCGTGTCGAGCTAGCTTTTCGTGAACCTTCGAAGAGGATCACTAAAAACAACAAGACCTCTTTCAAGGGCGATGCCTTGAATACAGTTATCAACTGGAAGAACACTACGAACAATGCTTACGACGGAGAGAAGCTACATATCCTGTATCTGGATGAGGCGGGTAAGTGGGAGAAGCCTACAGATATCAGGGAGGCATGGCGCATACAGAGGACGTGTCTTATTGTAGGTAGAAAGATCATTGGAAACGCTTTGGTGGGATCTACTGTCAACCCCTTAGACAAGGGAGGCAAGCAATACAAAAAGCTTTGGGAGGATAGCGACCCTCAGTCTCGCAACGCCAATGGTAGAACGGTGAGTGGCTTGTATCGCATCTTCGTCCCTGCCGACGAAGCTCTAGAAGGTTTTTTCGACAAGCATGGAAACGCTGTGAAAGAGGATCCTGCGACGCCTATCGAGGGTTTGGACGGTGAGCCTATCGCTTTTGGTTCACGGACGTTTTTAAAAAACGAAAGGTCGGCTATGAAGTCTGATACGAGAGAGCTCAATGAGTTTATCAGGCAGTTTCCTTTTTCTCCTGAAGAGGCTTTCCGTGACTCCATTGAAGGTAGTCTATTTGACATCTCCAAGATCTACGACCAGATAGAGCATAACGATATGCTGTATCCCAGCCCTGTCGTTGAAGGTAACTTCGTATGGAAGGATGGAAGGCGTGATACAGAAGTTGTCTTTCGCCCTATGAGAAATGGAAGGTGGCGTGTAGCGTGGATGCCACCACCTTCTTTGAGAAACAAAAGGGAAGAGTCACGAGGTAAGATGATAGCTCCCAACAGCTCTCTAGGCTGTGGGGGCGTGGATAGTTATGATCTCGATGCTACTGTCGATGGCAGGGGGTCTAAGGGAGCATGCCACCTGTACAACAAGTTCAGCATGGAGCATCCCTCGAACATCTTTGTAGCTGAGTATATCAGCAGGCCCCCTATGGCAAAGATCTTCTACGAGGACATTTTAATGGCTTCATTTTTTTATGGGTATCCGCTGTTGATAGAGAACAACAAGTATGGTATTGTACGATATTTTGAGGAGCGTGGATATGATGGGTATGTTTTGGATAGACCCGAGCATCTGAAGTCTACCTCAAGTTCTGTCAACGTAAAGACAAAGGGTATCCCATCTAACTCCCAAGACGTGTTGCAAGCTCACGCTCAAGCCATAGAGGATTATATTCATCAGTATGTGGGATACAATGAGGAAGGTGAGATGGGAAAGATGTATCTTAACAGAACACTAGAAGACTGGATACAATTTAAGATTACAAACCGAACGAAGTACGACTTATCTATCAGCTCAGGTTTAGCTTTGTTGGCAGCTCAGAAAGAAAAACGCAAGATCAAGAAAACTGATTTTAGCGAAAAAAAATTCTTCCGCAGGTACAAGTACAACGCTGGGGGGCCGTCTACTCTTCGGAAGTGAAAATTGTTATATTTGCAAATAGCACAATAATGTTGTAATGAACTATAGCGACAACAAAGGCGTATACGGAAACTTCCCAGACCCATTTGCGGAGCCAAAAGTAAAGGAAAGTAAGTCGTATGGTCAAGCCTTTGCTAATGCTATCATGGGTCAGTGGGGTACCTACCAGGATTCTTCTTCTCTTCTAAATAGACGTTTCTACGAGTTTGAAAAAAATCGTGACTACGCCAACGGCACGCAGGACACCTCTATCTACAAGCAGATCCTCAATAGCCTTGACCCTAACAATGGCGATGGCACACTGTTGAATATCGATTGGTCGCCCGTACCTATCATTCCAAAGTTCGTAAAGGTCGTCGTCAACAGAATTTTGTCTCGTAAGCCATATCCCTCTGTAGAAGCTATCGACCCCGTCTCTCGTCAGGAAAAAGAAACCAAGAGGCAAGAGATAGAAATCACGATTGAAAACAAGCAAGCCTTCCAAGAGGCCAAGGCTTTGGGCCTAAGCACTAAGATCGATCCTGACTCTGTTCCTGACACCACAGAGGAGGCGGAGATCTTTTTGGATCAGAACATCAAGACCAACGCAGAGATAGCTGCACAGATGGCTACCTCGCTGACTCTAGACTGGAACAGCTTTGACCAAAACACCTATCGTCGATGTGTGCAGGATCTAGTGGAGGTAGGTATGGGTGTCACCAAAAGAAAGAACGATCCCAACTACGGCATCACTACCGAGTATGTAGACCCTTCTATGTTTTTGCATAGCTACACGGAAGACCCGTACATGAATGACATCGTGTATGCAGGTCACATCAAGCGGATGTCTATCATGGACTTGAAGCGTATGGCAGGTGATGAGTTTACGGAAAAGGAATATGAGGAGTTGGCCAGAAAGGTCATGCACAAAAGCTATAACGACAAGGGTAAGTTTATGACGGGTGGTGGATATGATCGTGCAGGACGCAAGCAGACATACGGGTATGACGACTACTTGATCGAAGTTTTGGACTTCGAGTTCAAGAGCGTCGATACGGTGTACTACGAAAGCAAGGAGTCACGCTTTGGGAATGTAGGATTCTACTACAAAGGCATGGCCTTCAAGCCCGTGTCTGAATCGGTATATGATCGCAAGCCATACAAGATGGATGTGGAGACCTTGTACGGAGGGTGTTACATCGTTGACAGCAAAAAGATCTTCAACTACGGACGGATGAAGAACATTCCCAAGAATGTTCATGATATCTCTCGTGCGGAGCTTTCGTACAGCATTGCCTGCACGAATATCAGACGTATGATTCCAAAGTCTCTAGTAGGAGGCATCACGGGCTTTGCGGATCAGTTGCAGCTTACACACTGCAAGATCCAACAAGCCGTAGCCAAGGCCAAGCCTGATGGATTGATTATAGACATCGAAGGTTTAGAGAATGTGCAGCTTGGGCGTGGTGGTGATCTGAGTCCCCTGGAGCTTCAAGATATCTACGAGCAGACGGGTATTATGTACTACCGTTCGAAGAACCCTGAGGGGGGCTTC